CAGCTGCCCAAGTCGGAACGTCAAGTAACATTGACCAATCAGCAGTTAGTTCTAACCAATTTAAAATATCATCACGTACTTTATTAGCAGCCGTACCTTCGAAGTTTAACCAGTCAAATTTAAGAACACCTTTACCTACCTGATAACCACCACTATCACCAAGTATCATTGTTTTGCTTCGATCACGTTCTTGAATCATACTATCCTGTTTAATAGTTTTATCCAAGTTCAATTGTGCATGACCTGCTGAATACAAACCATACTTGTATGTAAAGTATCCTTCTTCCTCGTTAAGGAAGTTCATACCTTCGATACCTCTATCAAAGCCTGCCGGAACTCTATCCTTCGCGATAAACTCCTCATATCTCTGCTTTGATATGTAAGTGGAAAAGAAACAACTAATCGCAGGCAAATACACTGCGTAGTCTTTTTGTAGTGGTGTAAGGTTGACTGGTTTTTTCATAACTTTATTTAGGCCGCCTGTGCTGGAATAATATATTTGTAATTTGCTAATCCTGAATCTAGTGTGATTTGAATAGCACCTTCGTTTGAAATACTCATCTTAGTATTGTTCACATCTGCAATTTTAAGAATTGCTAGGATACTTGCTACAGGCCAAGTCCAGCCTCTGTCAAGTTTTCCTTCTACATTCTGTGCAAAAACAAATTCACCGCCATGAGTTGAAGCATCACCAAAGATAAATTTAAGATTAGCATCTTCAGTTTTTGCTAAGAATGTCGGATGTTCTGCATTAGCACCTGCTTGGAAGTTAAAACGTTGTACTGCTGGAAGTGAAGGAGTAACTTCTACGTCCCAATTAACACCTCTAAACTTTACAGTTTTCATCTTCTCATTAATAATTTCTTGATTCATAAAACGATAGTCGTTTTTAAAATCGCCATCAGCATTTTCAAAGTGAATGCCTACAGGAATAGTTTCACCATTTCTTTCAGCACTTGTAATACTGATCTTTGCTTCTTTTTGATATTCAGACCCATCTAAAAGATACTTTAGTTTTTGCAACTGTGGCATACCAAAAGTACCAATCATATCTGGATATGGATTATGTGTATCTGCTTCCATAATAACTGATCTATCATCAGCCATCGAAAAGATAGCAGTTTTGTCTTCTTCGCCAGTCACTTTTACAGTAGTTAGGAATCCTAAGTTCTGCGTATGATTGACAATGTCTTGTAAGATATCTTTCATTGAATTCTCCTTGTTCTTACATTATATTTAGGTTTGTATGATTCCACAAGTATTTTTTTACTCAAAATCAAACAATTTGTTAAAATTATTATCATTGCGTGTTTGACTAATGTCCCATTCCAACACTCCAATGAGGTTCCCAAGTTTTTCATCGATAACTGAATTCTCCATCTGCGCATCATCGAATGGTAAATCTTTAAACCATTCCGGAAGTCTTAGTTCGTCAACCGGATATGCAACAGATGTATAACCCATAGGGTTGTCTTTAACTTTACAAACAATAACTTTAGCACCATCTGTAATGTTCATTGAATACTTGTCACCATGCATACGCTTGAGTGTATTCCAATTGATACTTGCTCTTACGTGTCCTGGCATATTGGCTTTGCCTTGTTTCTTTTCTTTGGCTTCGTATTCAGTAATTTTATTTGCACGTTTTGGAGAACCTTTCTCCCAACCAGGCCTTGCCTTAAATTCTGTTCTAAATTCTGTAATGTAATCTAATACACGTTCTTTTTGTTGGCCTTCTAGAACTTGTTCTAGTACCTTACTTAGGAATTCTTGAATAACCACAGGAGTATCTGAACGCTTTAGATCTAGACCCATTGCCTTGATCTTTCCGCTTTTGCCTTCTGTGTCTGTTCTAAATCCTTCAATATCGTAATAAAGAACTGCATAACGTTTCTTTGTGATGAACAAACCTTTACTAGCAACAATTTCTCTACCAGCAGCAATAACTCCATCACTTCTTTTCTTTGGACAATGAAAAGCATCTTGCATGAATTTAGGAAATGTTTCATTGGTTGTTTCACCGATGGTGTCATATAGTTCAACAACACTATCTTTAGTCCATGCTATTTTTCCTTTTTCAATATCTTGTTTAAGTGTTGAGTAAGCAGAGAAATAACACGAGTCTGTATCACCGTAAACAATTGCTTTGCCTGTGTGATTATATTCGCCTGTAATGATCTCATTAATCTTACCAGCCATATGTTTAGTAATGCTTCTACCAGTTAGCGTTACTGATTGCCCAATCCTGTTGTCAAAAAATCTGCAACCAGGATTAAGAATGGCCCCGTAAAGAGAGTTAAGATTAATTTTTTTAACAAGTTGACGTTTTGCCCAATATTCTTCTTCAATTTTATTACCTGCGTTTTGACTTTCTTTTTGCTTGGCTTGCATTTCTTTACGTTCTTTGTACCAACGTGTTAGTAGTCCAGGAATGATACCTTCTTTTTCGTATGTAAAGATAGTACCATTAGCACTTAGCATCCAAGGCTGATTACTTTCAAATATTAAATCATAAATCTGTGCAGAGCTTAAAGTGTCACTATCTCCGTTTTCCCAGTCAATAGTAATTTCTCTTCCTACTTCTTGTTCCATAACTGAAGTGTATTCGACAGAACCAAACATACCTTCCCAAGCATTTGCAAATGACTTGCCTTTTGCCATCTGTGAATCAATGTGTGCCTTTGTGCCGTCCTGTCTTAGTTGTCCTACTACAGTTTCAGGACCCATGTTCAATGCGCGAATAACGGAAGGATACAGTGAGTTCAAGTCAACTGATCCAATCCATTCGTGAATGCCTTTCTTAGGATACGCAACATACGCACCTGCCGCAGGCTCACTACCTGGCTCACGCTTAACACGATTAGGAACAATAAATCCACGTCTGTGTGCTTCGTTGATAATACCTTGCTCTGTAACAGCAACAGCACCCATTGTTGTTGAAATAAGAACAGTGTTTTCATGTGCAATGGTATTTGCTAGATCTAAAAATTTAAGTTTTTGATCAAGTTTTCCAAGCAGTGCTGTATCTTGTCTGTTGTATTCAATAAACTTACGGAAGTCGTTATTATAAAGAGCATCTAATGAACCCTCATATACTGTTTTAGTTTCACCTACTTCAAGTTCACCAATTGCATCTAGTCTGTATGTATGACGTTCTTCGTAGTTGTATTTTCTATAAAGTTCTAGTGAGTCAACATGAACTCTACCAATTAGGTCATATGTTTGAGAAGTCTTACCAAACTTTTCATATTCACGCTTCTTAGGATACTGATCCCACAAACAGAAACGTCTTGTATCTTCTTTACTGAGCACTTTTGTTACACGGTTAACGGTATACGGAATATCAAAGCCTTCGCTGTTCCAACCACTTAACACATCAGCATCTTGAATAATATCTAAAAATGCATCTAACAGATCAGCTTCGTTTTCAAAAAGTATTGTGTTAGGAATGCCTTCAATTTCTTTTTGTGCTTGTTCCATTGAAAGTGTTTTAGGTGGAATAGCTAAACATATCAGTTCTTTCATCCATTGTAGTTCAACAGCAATAGATGTAATAGGCATAAATGCATCTTCAGGAGATGCATATCCACGCTCAGGATCAAAGTCTACCTCGATATCGAAAAACGCAACGTTTAGTTTTGGTGCATCGATATTAAGATAGTTGTCCTCGAGACATCTATAAATCGGATTAATATCTGATTCGTATAATTTTTTGTTAGAATGTATTGCAAGTTCTTTGCGGAGTTCTTTTATGTTCTTTGCAGATACACGTGAAAGGGATTCACCGTGAATACTTGTATACTTACCGTTTGGATCTTTGTAATAAAAAATATGACGGGGGGAATAATCTCTAAATTCTCTTTTGTCGTTTTTTCTTTCAACGACTCTAATTAGATCTTGATCGCGGTCATAAAACGCATCAACGTAACTCATCTTTTCTCCTGTATGTCAATTCTGGCTGACAAATACCTAAATAGTCGCTTTGTGGCCGACTGTGCCTTTCTCATATATACTTATCCTGCAACAACACCGAGTAGATGTTTTGTGATTCCGTACATATAAATGACTGTTAGTATACCGTTTAAAACAATTAATGATTTTTCTTTCCATAAAAATCCGACAATAGTCCATAGTGTAGATGCAATGCCAAATCCAAACACTCCGTACATTTCATCTGGAAATTGAGATAGCAGTGCAGCAGCAGTTAGTAAGACTGCTGTGGATAACCATGCAAGTGGTTGGTAAGGTTTAGTTTGTATTGTTTTCATTTACGTTTGTCAATCGCCTTTTTAATATGCATTAAATGTTCAGGAACTTCCCAACCAAATACTGATGCAAGATGAACGCCACTATTATCAATATCAGTTATCTTAATATTTTTTTTCATGCCAAAACCATGTCCTCCTTTAGTCTTGACGTGAATCTTCGGATCAAATTGTGTATACATTTTATTATTTTTTTTTCTCGGTATTCTAGACATTTGTTATATACTAACATAGTTTTCATTGTGTGTCAAGTCTGCGTCTTCAGTCCACAGAACATTTTTAATTCCAAAACTTGCTATTACTCGCATACAGCCCGGACAAGGTTTAGCTAGTCCTGTAATCCATTTTGTAGATTTGTTATTTGGACGCTTTACACGAACAACATAAAGATCACACTTTGTAAGTTGTTCTTGAGTGATTAGTTTTAAGGCATTTTTGATAGCATCTGGTTCAGCGTGAAGATACCATTGTCCTTCACGATATCCATTTTCAGGCATCATCATAGGATGAGTTTTATAACTGTTAACACCTGTTGAGATTAGATGCTTTCGATAAACTATACCCGCAGCCATTTTAAATCTTCCCTGTACTCCAGGGTTTTCAACGGCAAGGCGGGTAAGCATTTGTAAAATACGATCGTTCATCGTATTGTCTTTCTATTTGTTTTAAAGTGTGATTAGTTTACCACCAACCGGTAGCTACTCCGAATCCAAATACATTAACACAGGCAAAGTATGTGGTTAGCATCAAAGGCCATGCAAGTGTGCGTCTATAGTATGCATAAATTGCAGTACAAGATCCTATAAAGAATCCTGGATATACAATCACCATATCAGGCGCATCTGCTGTAACCGCTAGTGTTAAACTAGCGCCTACAGTAAATACGAAACTGATTAGTTCAAATATAAACGCAGTTTTGTCTGTTTTATAACTATGTAACCAAAAGTCTTTTATTCTTGTAATCACGCAGCACCGTTGTCGTTTTGGTCATCGGGTAGGTTTTTAGTAATTCCTAAAATGCCTTCAATCTCTTCCCACTCTTCTTCGTGGCGTTTCCAATCACCTTTGTGTGCGATTTTAATTGCTTTGTTAATGATAGATGGTTTAATCTGTAGTTCTTCTGCTACTGCTTTCACAGTATCTTTAAGTCCTTCGTTCAGGTCTTCAACTTCACGTAGTACATTAGATCCTTCTTTGATAAGTCGATCTAGTTTGGCTTTTTCTTCTGGCCCGTACATTCTTGACATATATTTTCTCCTGGTTAAGTTATAGTATTATATAGTCACAAAAAAAGCCAGTCAACTAATTAACTGGCTTTTTCTTTATTTTGGTAATAAATTATTTGTCGCAGTTTGGACCGCAGTTACAGTTTGAACCACAGTTGCCTTTACAAGCACAGTCTGGACCGCAGTTACAGTCTTTGCCTTCGTTTAGGCCTTTTTCAACAACATCATACATTTCAAAACGTCCACCATTTCTTTCGTATACCATTGCTGCGAAAATTTCTTGTTTGTTTGATTCTTGTACTTTGGATTTAGCAACTCTGTTTGCCCATGACCATAATACATCGTCCATAGGATCAATTGCTTGTTGACCTCCGCTTTCACGAACCATCTTCATCATTTCGATGAACTTCAATGGGTCAGCGGATTCTTTTACTTGTTTTTTCTTCTTGTCCTTGAGAGCTTTTTTCATAGGCTCTTTCTTGTCCCCATCTTTATCCACGTCAAGGAAGTCTGGCTTTGCTGCTTCGTCAACTTCTTTATCGTCAGATTTTTTGCCTTTCTTAGCATCTAGCATTTTCTTAAAGGCTGCTTTTTGTTTTGCAGATTGTGCTTCAAACACTTCGCCGAAGTCGTCAACTAATTTAACTGATTCTTCCATAGCATCAACTTCTGCTTTACGTCTTGCTAATTCTTTTTTGAGTTGTGGATCTTTGTGAGTGTTAGGATCCATTTGAATATCTTGTAGAGCTTTTTGTTTTGCTTGTTTGTCAGTTAGTTTTTGATCTGCTTCTTGGGGAGTTAAATTTTCTTTTACAGATTCTTTTTTAACGTGTTCTGGTTTACCTTTGTGCTTGGTAGATGCAAAGTCTTTTAGATCTGACTTGCTCATTTCTTTAGCAAGTTTCTTAACTTCTTTTGATGCATCTTTAGCTTTCATATCTCCCTTCTTGAGTGCATATGCTTGACCCATTAACTTTTGTTGGGCTTTAGAAACTGCTTTTTCTGTTAGTTGTTCTTTTTCAACACCAACATCGATGCCTAAAGATTCAGCCAACATTGATGTATTATGTAGATCTTGATCCGGTGTTGTTGGATCAATATCTTTTAAAATTTTGTTTATTTTTCTAAAGTCCATATTTTTATCCCCTATATGCTATTTATCTTTTCACTAGGTTAGTTCCAAAAATGCTTCCTTTTGTATCTAGTGCATTATCTGTTGGTTTTTGCATTTTGGGTTTTGGTTGAGGTGGTGCTTTTGTACCAGAAATACCCCCTTTAGGGTTACCTATATAGCTCTTTTTACCTCTTGCATTTCCTGGAGAAATGTGTGGATTAGGTACACTAGCAATATTACCCGAGACTGTAGCACCTGCTGTAGCAGTTTCGTTTGCTATATATTCTTTTTTATCGTTAAATAATTCATTCAATCTCATAGTACTATTTACCTTTTTTACGGCCGCCCTTCATATTAGCACACCAGTGGTACATTTTTGCACGTTCGCCACTTGCATTTTTAGCCTTTTTACGTAAACTTGTTACACTACCATTACAACTAGCACCAGCACGTTTTACACGCCCTGGTCTGCTTTTGCCTTTTACTTTACCGTCAGCAAAGTTTTCTTCAATATGTTCTCTTAATAAATGTTGGAAACTTTCTTCTATTTCTGCTTTAAGTTTTTTAGCAGTTCTTTCAAACTTGTGATCCTTGTGTTTAAACCCTATGCCTCCGGCACTTTCCCACGCTGATATGTTTACACCATAATCGTCAATAAGGATATTAGGTGTGCCGTCGGGGTTTGTCGCATACTTCGCCTTATCCTTAGTTATGATGACTTCGCTTGGCGGGAAGAAGTCTAGATTCTTTTCAATCCACTCGCGCTTGTGTGGTTCTGATTTAGGATCGTTTGCTAGTGGTGAACTTAGAATTTTATAGTTACCCTTTACTTTTTTAATAATAGATAACAAATTTTTTGCGTTCGAGGTTAAAGGTATGTTTAACCAAAAATCATCAGCATCTCTAATTTTTTTAAGTGCTGGTTCTAGTTCGTCTTTGTCTAGTTGGCGCCAATCTTTGCCTACTAGTTTCTTCCATTCTCCAAAGAAGTCTGCAAGAACACCATCCATATCCACATAGATATCAGATTTAGGATTAAGTCCTTGGAACATATCTTCATAGGTTTTCTTTTTCTTAGGAAATAATTTTTTAACGTTTGCGTATTCGCCACCAACAGGAACATCTTTAGTAGCATTTTGTTTTGTTACAATGCCAACTCCAGCAGCTTCTTCGTTTTGGAATTCAAAGAATCTCATCCTATTGGTTTCTCGCCTGTTAGTTTTGGTAATGAGAACCACAACTTAAACCATTCTGGTGTTCCTGGTTGTATGTTGTGCTTCTTTTCTAGGTATTGTTTTTCTGTGCCTGTGATCGATAGATTGGGTCCGTCATATGCTTTCCAGCCGTGACGCTCATAGATACCCGCAAGTCTTTTTAGCTCTTCGATCTCCATTACATCTTAACACAGTTGTCTACTCGTTTGCCACCTTTCATCTTGGTGCCCATGCGCTTGTAGCCTTTCCAGCATACTTTGCCATCAACACCTTTTTGCTTTTCTTCATTTACATTTTCGTATTGAGATTGCATTTCTTCTGGTAGTGATGTAAAGCGAACTTTGCCGCATTCAGAACATACTGATTCGTTTGTTCTTTGTAGTGCTTTTTGAACACCTGGATGTTTTGATAAGCCCTTAGCAATTTTTTCGATAGTAGCAACAGCACCTGTCATATTGCCACCTTTGTATCTTGGATCGTTTAAAACACCGTAAGCCATTTTAATTTCTTTGTCAGAAAATCCCATGTTATCATGCGATTCTTCTGTTCTGTCTCCATCAACATCTGGAACATTGATTTCGTTTTCAAGATAGTGTTTAGCTTTGCTAATCATTGAAAGACTGTTAACAACCTTAGCCTGCCACCAGTGGGGGAAATCACTGTCCGCAGGTAATTTTTCTAACATTGTAAACATCTCTTTAGCATAGGTAGCCATTTGATAAAGTTCTTTACGAATCATATTACGTTCATCATCTACATGACCGATAGGGGTTGTCTCGGTTGCAATTGACTCTTCTTTTTCATCGTCATCATCTTTTGATGGCTCAGGATCTTTTACTTTTGATAGGGTATCGTCTTTTTGTTGCGTAGCCCATTTCATTAGTTTTAGAATTTTTTCTTTCGGTAGTTTAGTTTTCTTTTCAAGCTCTTCTATCGAAGATGCACCTCCTGCTTCACCGTACATAGTAAGTTCACTACCTACTCTTGACATTACATTTGATAATGCATCGTCTTTGGTTGTAATTGCTTTGTCCATCAAGATTCTACCGATTCTTGATAGTTCACTACCGGCTGGATGTGTATAGATGGATTCGTCCATTGTTTTCCCCTTATGTTTTTCGTATCCGTATTTTTGTTCTTTCTTCTTATCTCGATGAGCACCCATAGCACCACTCTGACGAATGTCTTGCATAGTTTTCCAACTAGGGTCTCTACTCTTGATCGTCTTCGGCATCTGTTTTTTCATCTTGAAGTCCCATTCCTTTTCTAACTGCTAGAAAAAGTTCGTCTGCGTGTTCACCTGCACCTGTATGTTTTACAAAACTTTTTAAGTCGTTGTTTGCTGCATCTTCACGTGCTTGTGTTCCGCTAATTCCTTCTACACCTTCTGCGCCATCTTCTCTTTCACCACTTGAAACAAATTCCATTGTTTCAAATTTAAAAGGATGTGCAACAGGTCCTCTTTTACCTTCAGTCTTACCATTGTAATCTTTAATAAGATTTCTCATAGAATCTAATCTATCACTACCTGCAACAAATGTGATGTGATTGTATCCTTGATCATTTAAGTACTCACATACTTTGTCAATGGTGTTTAGATTTTTGTTATCTTCTATTTGATCAGCGTAGTTAGGATGTATCTTTCTAATAAAGTCAATTTTTGTGTCATAGTCTAACGGATTCTTTTTCCCGTCTTGGCTAACACTTGTAAAAATTTTCATTTCTCCACCTTGGTCAGCCATTGCATCAAAAACTTTTTTATGGCCAAGTGTAGGGGGATTGAATCTTCCGAAACAAAATGTAACGTGTCTATCTTGTGCTTCGAAGAGTTCTCTAATCTTCATAATCGCCTCGTTTAATAAAACTATCTTGCTCTGAGGCAATACGTCTCGCTAAAGCAATTATTTGTTCTTTTGGAAACTTTTGATCAGCGTCATCTACTTGAAATTTATTGCAGTACATTTCTTTACAAGCATTGACAGGCTTGATATAAATTTTATAAGCATCAGGGTGTCCTGGATAATTTTTATGTTTCTTTATGGCCGGAAACATTACATTACTAAGGACTTGGTTATCATTGTCGATGAAGATTTTTAAATCTTCAACCCAATTGATATCTTCGTTATCGTCAGGTGCGCCTATAGGTGAGAATAATTCGTTGAGTTTCATTTACCACTTCCTGCATGACCAGTAACGAGCTTTTGTTCTCGGACCTGGGTTTGAACAATTATGTCTAGCTCTAAATGACTTTCTACGTGCCGGATTAGATTTTTTAATTCTCATATTAGGATCACCAAAGTTTACTTTCTTAATATTTTTTGTTTTCGGATCTCTAACGTATACTTTAAACTTCTTGACATCACCTTGCATAGGTTTGCCTAGTGGAACTTTACGACCTCTATATTCTGCTTCTTCTACAGGTACATCTTCGTGCCATGGTAGGAAACCGTAATAGTTATAAAACTCTTCACCTTCAAATGTTTGTTCATCGTTGATTTCTTCAAACTTTGACATCATTCTTCTTACAGCTTCTTCGTAGTCTTCTTGTGCTGCATCCATTGCATATTCGTGATCTAATGCTCCTGGCTGGACAACTGCTGTTGCTAGTTCATCATCTAGTTTATTGTTACCATCGCCCTCTGCTTCACCTCTTAGTGATTTAGGGTCAACTTTTCCGTTAACTGCTGTATAATAAAGTGTGCCTTCGCCGGTTTCGCCATCATCTCCGGTGAATTCAAAGCCGTCAACTTCACCTTGATATGTGTCGACATCTTCGTATAATTTTAATTTGTCCAATAGATCACGCATCGTATAATTCCTTTGATAGATTTATACAGTATTTAGCGTAAAACGCAAGATTAATAATTATAAAGGATACGTGTAATAGTGCCGTTTTGTAGGTTGTATGCAGCTCTAACCCACACAAACTTGCCAGTAAATGTAACTGCTTTGGAATTTGTTAAGAAAATAGTACTATCGTAACCTAAACCTACTTCAGTATCTTCTATATCGATCCAGTCTGAATCTCCTGGTTCTTGTGCTAAAGTACCTTGTATTTTCATAGAACCTATAAAATCTGCGGTTTGATACACTGCTGTGTGTACTCCATTACCATTTTTATAGTATCCTGCACCTTTTTGTTTTGTGCCGTACGAATATGTGGAATCTGTTGATTCCGTAGTAATATTTTCTAACAATGTGATGTTTTCTGTGGACATACTGTATTTATGTAATTACAACATAACGATGTACTGCACCAATAAGCTCAGGAGACCTTAATTTAAGCATTAGTAAAGTTTTATCGTTATCAACTAATATATACCTTCTATCCCAGTTCTGTGATGTTCTTCTAATCCACTTTACAATGCTAGGACTGATTGAAGTATGTTCAGTTTGCTTTTCGTACCAATCTGCAATACTATGCCTATCATATTTTAACTTATGAGGTAAAAGGTATACTTTATATTCGTACTTTTCGTGTGGTAGTTTTTTTACAAAAATCTTCTTATGACTATCTAGTAATTCATCTTCTAATCCTGCAGGTGGTTCCCATCTTCTAATTACATTACTTTCAAACTCTTTTAAGAATTCACGATATATAGTATCTTCATTAGTATAGATATCCACCCAGTCACCTTCAACTCGAATACGCATAGAGTCTTTGTAAGACTCTAGCATAAACGAAAGTTTTAGAAGATTTTCTTTATTACTATCAACTTTATCACTTAGACGTTCGCTACCGAATTGACTTTTAAAAGGTAGATTACCGCTGTTTTTAAATTGATCAAACTTATAATGCCTAAGAGCAAATGCTCCTAGCATTTCTAAGTTAATTTTATAAATGTACTGATTATAAAATTTCTGTTTTGTTTTCTTCGGTGTCGGTAGCATTTTGTTCCTGCTTCAGCTTTGCTTTTAATGCTTTTCTTTCTGCTTTTGTAAGTGGCTTAGGCATTGGAGTAATTTCAAATGCTGGTTCATTCTCAACAATAGAAATTGTAACTTTACCACCATCGATCAAATCTCCGAACAATACTCTTTTACTTAATGGAGTTTTAATTTTATTATCAATAACTCGACCTAATGGTCTTGCTCCAAGTTTAGGACTATAACCTTTATCAGCTAACCATTCAACTGCACTATCATCAGGTTGAATTAGAATGTTTTTATCTTTAAGTTGTGAATTTAGTTCTGCTATAAACTTATGAACAATACTACATACTACTTCTTTAGATAGTTTACCAAACTTAATAGTTGCATCTAAACGATTTCGAAATTCTGGAGCAAAGAATTTTTTAACAGCTTTGTCATCTTCACCATCTTTTTCTAAATCGTCAAAGCCAATATTATTTCTTTCATTGTCGGCAGCACCTAAGTTACTTGTCATAATAAGAATAGTATTACGTCCGTCTGCTTGTTTACCGTTAGATCCTGTTACAAATCCGTTATCCATAAACTGTAAAAGAATATTTGATACATCTGGGTGTGCTTTTTCAATCTCATCTAACAGCAATATACAGTTAGGTGTTTCTTGAAGTTTAGTAATTAACTGTCCTGCGTTTTCGTCATAACCTACATATCCTGGAGGCGCACCAATCAAACGTGCTACTGAATGTTTCTCTTGATATTCACTCATATCAAAACGTACAAGAGTCATACCCATTTTTTCCGCTAGTTGTTTAGCAGTTTCAGTTTTACCACATCCTGTTGGTCCTAGGAACAAGAATGATCCTACAGGTTTGTTAGGAGTTTTTAATCCTGCCTGTGCTACAAAGATTTTGTCAAGTAAAACATCTACAGCATTGTCTTGACCAAATACTGACTGTTTCATAGATTGTTCTAATCCAGAAAGATTCTTGCTTTCCTTTTGTGCAACAGTTTCCAATGGCATATTGATCATCTTACTTAATTCATAAGTAATCTGCTCGATATCAACAATTTGTTGTACATCTTCTTCTAACGGATCGTCATTAAGTTTATACCTAGCAGAAGCACAATCGATAATATCAATCGCCTTGTCAGGCAGTTTTTTATCAGCCATATACTTAACTGAAAGTTTCACTGCCTGTACAATAGCTTCCTCGGTAATAGCAACGTTATGGTGTTTCTCGTAATATCTTTTAAGGCCTTTAATAATTTTAATAGTTAATTCTTCAGTAGGTTCGTCAATAGTTACACGCTGGAATCGACGCATTAAAGCACGATCCTTTTCAAAGTACTTGCGATATTCTTCCCAAGTAGTTGAAGCAATAACTTTTAAGTTGCCTTTACTTAGAGCAGGCTTCAACATATTTGCAAGATCGTTTGAACCTTGACTTGCTGACCCTGCACCACTCATCATATGAGCTTCGTCTATGAAAAGAATAACCTTTCCTTTTCTTTCAATAGCAGTTAGAACTGCTTTAATTCTTTCTTCAAAGTCACCTCTGTATTTTGACCCTGCAACTAGAGAACCTATATCTAAACTATAAACAATATGGTCTTGAATAAACTTAGGTACTTTTTTCTCAAAAATTCTTTTTGCTAATCCTTCTGCAATAGCAGTTTTACCTACACCTGGATCACCTACCATTAGTACATTTGATTTGCTACGTCTAGCCAGTGTTAAGATAATGTTTTCAAGTTCTTCATCTCTTCCAATAACTGGATCAATAACTTTTTGTTTTGCTCGTAATGATAAATTTGTACAAAATTGTGAAATAATTTTTTCTAATTGATCCTTTGTAAGTGCCACTTCGTTTTCGTCCATTCCTAGTTCATCATCTGCAAATATAAATTGTTGGAAATGTTCTACAAATTTTTCTTTAATAATACCGCCTTTGGTTAGGAAATAGAAGGCAAAACTATTCTTTTCTGAAAGTACACTAATAATAACATCAGCTACTTCCATTTGATTTCTACCACTAAACAATACTTGTGTAAAACAGCGATTTAAAACACGTTCTACAGCATTGGTTTTTTTAGGTATAACATTAGTTTCACCTTCAACTTTAATATCATTTAAATTGTTTTTTAAATAATGTTCTAGGTTACTTCTAATAAATTCAACATCTGCTCCGTATGCTTTTAAGCCATCACTTGCAGCTTCATCAGAAAAGATGGAATATACTAGATGCTCAACAGTAATAAATCTATGTTCAAACTGTTTTGCAATAGTAATTGATTTATCGAAAATGTTTTGTAAGTTCTTACTTGGCTCTATCATTTTTTAATCTTTTCCTTAATTTTTTAACTGCTAAATCTAGCTTTAACTTACTTACTCTGTTTGTAAAACAAACGCCGTTAATGTGATCAAACTCATGTTGGAAACACTTTGCAAGATAGCCTTCAATCTTGCCTTCTTTAGTTTCGCCTTTTGAATTTTGCCACTGAGCTACTATCCAAGCAGGACGCGAAACTTTTAAGAACAATCCTGGGAAACTTAAACAGCCTTCTAAGTCTAAAACTTTTTCAGTGCTGGCTTCAATAATTGCAGGATTAAAAACAGCGAATGGTTTTGGAAAATTTGGAACAGTGGTTGAGCCCATTACAAATACTCTTTTCTTTAAGTCTATTTGATTTGCTGCCAACCCTATTCCTCTGTGCTCTATCATGAAATTGCACATATCCCATTCTAGTTTTTCTGGATCATATTTTTCGTTTGAAAAATCCCATACTTCGCTGTTTTGATCAAGTGCTTCATGCAAGCCTAACTTGTAGTCTATGTCTAATTTATATTCCATATCTTATTTTTCTTATTTCCTCAAGTTGCTGTGGACTAAGGTCTTTAGGTATTAATGCTTTAATTTTAACATATAAATTACCTCGTTGCCTTGTTCTACTATTTGGCAAACCTTCTCCTTTACAACTTAGTACCGTATCAGGTTGTGTACCTGAAGGTATGTTAATTTCTAATGATTTACCATCAAGTGTCCTAATAGAAGTTTTACTTCCTAACATAAGATTAAACACATCAATTGCAGTTTCGAATTGAATGTTATCACCTATGCGTTTAAACACTGGATGATTTCTAACACGTACTTGTATTATAAGGTCACCAGGCCTGATTTGTCTATAGGAATCATCACCCATTCCTTGATATCGGACAGATTGTCCATGTTCAACACCTGGAGGAATATCAATAGTTACGACTTTAGTTCTACCATTGGCTAATTGTATTTCAATACCAATTGTTTTACCTTGTAGTACATCTTCGAGAGAAATGTCTACAGCAATATTGATGTTATTATTTCTTTGTCTATTCTGAAAACCGAAACCGAACTGTCTAAAAAGATCTCCCATACCGAACGGATCTTGATCAAAGTCGTATTGAAAATCACCACTTCGGTATTGACGCTGTCTTGGATCTACTGATCCAAACTGGTCATACATTTTTCTTGTTTCAGGATTTTTTAAAGCTTCGTATGCTTCGGTAACATTTTTAAATGAGGTTTCATCACCACCACGATCAGGATGATGCTTCATCGCCATTTTGCGATATGCATCTTTTATTTCTGAATCAGAAGCATTTCTGTTTATACCTAATGTAGCGTAATAGTCCATAATAATAAAGGATCCTCCTTAAGCAATCCTTTATTATTTAACCTAGATGTTAAGGGGATAAAAAATTTTTATTTGTCAATTTTCTTGCTGGATCCAGTATATAAACCAAACCAAGCCGCACCAGCACCTACAACGATACTGACCAAACCTGATTGCTCCATGGTCGGATTTGGAAGAGCCATATACCAAACTACAACTTTGTATAATAATATAATATAGGTTGTAATGAATACCCTTGGAAAGATTCTCCAACTATCCACGGCTCTTGCTAGATGAATTAATCTAGCGTATGGGTTAGGGCCTAAATCTTTAACTGAAGTATCTACTTCTAATTCGACACTTACTTTTTTAGATGCAGAATCTTTATCTGCAGGCACTACAATTTTATCGTCTGCCATTATTCGCTCTCCTTACAATGTTCACATTCGCACTTGTAGCAAACATCGTTTGCACAAGTATTGCATTCTGTACCGCAATGATGATTGCATCCACATTTCTTACATTTACAATCGGTCACTTTTTCTTGCCCTCTAATTTTTTAATACGATCTTCTAGTTCGTCAATCTTAGCGGTTATCTTAGGATACTTTACACGCCATGCATTTGGATCATTTTGGAACCAAGTCCAGCCCCAACGTATTGCTAGATATTCTAGTGTACGATCGAACTTGCCCACCGCCCATATTGCCATTTTTGTATCTTTAAACCAGAATAAAAATGCGGCGCCAAATAGAGAACCAGCTATACCTGTGTAAATCCATAGACGATCGCTCGCCATATTTTGTATCATTTCCCACATAACATCTCCTTGCTATGTGTATTTATTAAAAGTCACAGGTCATTTTACCACCGGGCTGCACTCCATCTCTTATACTATCTATAATGTCGGAGTCGCTTTTAGTGGGGTCTTTGACTTTACTTGTGTCTATTTCGACGTTAGGTTTAACTGAGCAATTTTTGATAGAGGACGCACACGAAGATAAGAATAGGGTAGAAATGAGTAATATGATCGCCCACTTAAACATCGATTACTTATTCTGTTCAGTGGAAGAAGTTTCCTTCTTCTTTTCCCCTTCGTAATAATCTCTGTATTGATCTAATGTAAGTCCTTGCTTGATCATATAAGCACGTATTTGTGCAAAGTTTTTAGCAAGTAATTCGTAGTTGTCATCATCTAAACCAAAAAGCACTGGATCTTTACCTTGTTCTTTCAGTTTAGCAAATACTTCTTCTGCATTATCTGAAGTAATAATAACCCATTGTAGTTGCTCCATTTTAGGAGTCTCTGGGTTAGGAAGGTTAAGAGGCTGACGTTCTACCTCTGTGCTAAAAATCTTTAGTTCCTTAACTGTACTACAACTAGTGAGGAACGTAGTTAGGATTAGCAAGGCTAGGACATTCAGAATTGATTTCTGAGTTCTTAGTAGCATTTCTCTCTGCCTCCGTTAATGGTGATCCCATAGCAATTTCAACGCAACGTAATGCATTCTTACTTGCATTATTAATTATCTTTTCTACGGGTTTTGTTCTTTTAACAGCAAGATCCCCAATATCACGCTTCTTACCTGAAGAATTGATCTTGTTAAATTTATCATCTAAATTTTTAAGTTCTGCTGTTAACACTCTTTGTTTATCTTCGAGTTCTTGTTTTGCTTTATTAATTGACTCGAAATCTTTTTGCATCTGCATAATAAGTGTTTTTTGATCTTCAATGCCTGATTCTAGTTTTGCATTGTTGGCTTTAGAAATTTCTAAATCAGATTTAAGTGTTTTTACATACACAAATCCACCAGCACCGCCGGCGAGCATTACTAGTACTAAGGCAATTTTAATTGAACTAAACATCTCTCTTATATTCCTCTGGAACTCTGCCGTAACCAACAGTCCTATCCCATTCACGTTGGGTATAGGTATTTTCTTGCTTTACTTCTTTATATCTTGGATATTCGCAAACAACTATCTCTATTGCTCGACCGTCACCGTCAGTAAAAGTTTCTACTAATCTACCTTCGTGCTGCCTACCACAATTTTGACAGTATTCGATCATACCATTTTTAGTGCTGCTTCGGTAGTTTCTTCAACTCTTCGAGTCCAACCTCTACCGAATGTTTCAAATGTGCTTAAACTTTCGTAATATGATTGTCTTGCTTCTTGGAAGTTCTTAATAGCAGTCTCGATGCCTTCTGATTCGATGTAATTGCCTAATGCTCTTAGTGTATTAGGTCCAATACCACCATCAGCAACTGTACCAATCATTGTTTGTAAGTATTTTGCTGAACGACCTGTACCAGCATTGACACCAAAGTCAAATACACATAAATCTAATCCACTAGGAATGTCATCGCACTTTAAACGTCCCCAGTAGTTCTTTTCATAGATCGGCGCAACGTCTTCGACAGTTAAATCTTTCATGTCTTTAGTGCCGCCAAAATCTTCGTAAACTCTTTTAGTAACGCCCAAGTTAGTTTCACCACCTGGGTCTTTGGGATGGTTTACATATCCACCTTCGTGATGTAGAATCATTTCTAAACACGCTTGATAGTTTTCTTTTGCCATGTTATAACCTTTGTAAAATTAGTGTTTTATTAGTATTCGAAAATACTAAATTGTCGCCATGCTTTTCAATATCATAGTCACCAAAAACTTTGGTTAACCAAAATACTTCAGCGATATCTTCTTGTCCAACGCCAGCTGTAGTATTTACTTCTTCAATCAGTTTATCATCACCTTCCTGGATTAGTTTGAATTTATACACATTATCAAAAGGTTTATAAATTGTAATAACATCGCCTTCTAGTGTAAAGTTATCCATTAGTGTTTTATTGAAGAAACTTTTTACTTCGTTGGTTCTAAAATTTTGCATTGCTTGTTCGTAAACTTTAGCAGAATCTGGAACTACTTTTTTTAGGTTTTCGGTGGTTGCATTTAATTCTTTTTTATCTTTATAGTAGCTAAACTTCCAATCATTAATATTAGTAAGTCTTTCTAAACCGTAAAGCATTTCCATAATATTCTCTGCAACTTTACTGCTTCTTTCAATTTCTACAAAAATACTATATTCACCTTTTTCGTTTTCGCCAGCACTAACGTCTGCATCTAAAACAAAAGGATATCCTCTTTCAATAAACTCCATAAAGTCTTTCGCAGGATATCTGTCCTTGGCTTGGAAAGTAACTACGACAACATCTTTGTCTTCACCCATTTTAGAACGGAAAGAGTCTACTTCAAACATAGGATAAAGGCAATCTTCTAGGTCGCCTCTTCTTAGGCCTTCTTCTAAAATATTATTGTGCGACTTCTTCTGTTCCATCTTGTGCTGTATCCTGTTGTTGTGCTGGTTCAATTGCTTTTTGTGGTACACTGGCTAGTAAATCTTCTACTTTGTTTCTGTCTAGATTGGTGTAACCTCTATCAACGTTTTTCATTAAACGTTTAGGCATTTTAATCTTAACCATCCAAACAGGTTCATGATCAATTTTACCTTTTCTTGTACCTGGTCTAATATCATCTGGTGATTCAATTGTTCTTACTTTTTTAAGTACGCTTTCACCGTATGCTACTTTACACCCGTATTCTAACAAACGTTTACCGCCGGCAGGGTCGGGCATATTTTCTTTAGGCCAAAGAAAAGTGCATTCAACGAAGTATCTATCTTCCTTAGGTCCAGCTAATAGTTCTCCGTCGATCCAGTTCTCGTAAACATAAAGATCTAGTTCGTCAACTACACGTTCAAAGTCCTTTAAAAGGTTTAAACTGTTGTTTGACTCATAAATTTGTTCTATATTGCTAATAATGTCTTTTACGCTAGGCATATCTATCTCCATATGTATTTATTCGTTTTAGATATGTTACAGTATTATTTTTTGGAAACAAGAGTAAATAATAGTATGTTCGGGTACGGACGATATTACATTGTTGGTTATATTAAGGCGTCTGTGCCAGAGCAAATCAAGCACGGAGGGTATTCCTTAATATGAAGAAAAAACACAGAGAAAACTTGGCTTACAATAACGTAGTCAACATCAATTCACACAAAAACAAAAGACCACAAATTTCCCCCAAAAACCTAGCACAAAAAATATACGTAGATACGCTAAATGATGAACTAAAAAACATTGTTTTTGCTATCGGTCCTGCAGGAACGGGTAAAACTCTTTTGGGTGTGCAATGGGCTATCGACGAATTCAAAGAAGGTAGAGTTGACAAGATTGTAATCACAAGACCTGCTGTGTCAGTAGACGAGCAGCATGGTTTTTTACCGGGCGATTTAAATGAAAAAATGGCTCCTTGGACCAGACCAATATTTGACGTATTTTCAGAAAATTTCTGTCAAAGGGAAGTGGAGCGACAAATTAGAGAAGGAATTTTAGAAATTGCACCGTTAGCATATATGCGCGGTAGAACGTTTAAAAAGTCTGCAATCATTGCGGATGAAATGCAAAACGCAACACCCAATCAAATGAAGATGTTGCTGACAAGACTTGGTGAAGGAAGCAAGATGGTTGTAACTGGTGATCTGCATCAGGCTGACAGGCCTAGCAGTAACGGGTTATTGGATTTCCTTAAACTGTATAACGGTTTTGAAAATCATCACTTTGTGACAGTTTGTAGATTTAGTAAACAAGATATTGAAAGGCATGAAGCAGTAAAAGAAATTTTAAAGATTTATGGTGACGAATAAGTCTATACTTGTTCGATTGAAACACCACTAGCTTTTAAAAAGTCAATACCTTCAGTACTTCGATAGTCATGTCGATAGTATACAGTATTGACGCCTGATTGAAATATCAGTTTTGCACACTCCATACAAGGAGAATGTGTGCAGAACATAATGCTATTGTCTCCGCTTTCGGTAGACTTTGCTAATTTAGTAATGGCATTTGATTCTGCGTGTAGTACCTGAGGTTTAGTTTTTAACGTCGGTGCTCCAACATCATCGATGTGTGTGCATATTTCACACTCGTTATCCCAGCCACTAGGCATACCATTGTAACCAATACTAATAATACGATCATCCTTTACAACAATCGCACCTACCTGCAATCTCTTTGCATGAGATAGTTTTGCAAATCTTTCGGCTACATCCATGTATGCTTGTACAAATCTAAATTTCATTATTTTGCTCTAAATAGTTTTGTCTTGTCTTCTGTACTATTTGAATACTGTTCGTATTCAGGCATAGGATCTTTCATTTGAACAATATTAGGCCATTCATTTGAAAAATATTCATTGTGCTTGTACCAAGGATTTTCTTTGTCGTCTGATTGAAAAATTGCTTCTTCAGGACATTCAGGAACGCATACTCCGCAATCAATACACTCTTCAGGATTGATTACAAGCATATTTGGTCCTTCGTAAAAACAATCAACCGGGCAAACTTCTACACAGGTTGTGTGTTTACAATTAATACATTTATCATCTACTAAGTATGCCATTTTATTGTCCTATCCAGTTATAGATACCTCTAATTGCTAATAATAGATAAAATAATTCCATTAATGCTCTTGGTGTATCTTTATCTTTTACTCCCATCCATATCCATATACTACAACTTACAGAGGCTATTGCCCATCCTAACCATTGTAATTTTGGATCACCACCACTTAATAAAAAAGCGCCGATCATAGCTAGAACAAATCCTAGCCATCGCCAGCCATCTATCTTATGGTAATATCTTATTTTCAAAGTCTTCCTAACTTGATCAATACAGCCGCTAGATTAATTTCTGCATCGGCAACAAGTGTGTGATCAACTAATCCTTGTTTAATAATTAGTACCGCAGTGTCTTGTTTCTCTTCAGATCCGAAAATTTCTAAGTTGTCGTATAGCCAACGATATACTTCTTCCATCTCTTCTGCTTTAAGTTTTCCGCAAAGTAATTTACGTGCTTCGGCAATCTTTCCTTCTTTAAAAAGTTCGACCATGTCAAACTTCCAATCTGCTGCACCTTCATCACCTTTGCTAGGTGCTTGTAGTTTGCCTTCTGTTACGTTTTGTTGTACCATATTGATACATTTACGTAAGTCTGGATAAGTTGCTTTTACATAACTGTCAAGTGTTTCTAATTCTACATCAACATTTTCAGAAACTAATATAGTTGCGACTCTTGCCGTAAATTCTGTTTGATCAATACGTTCAATATGATAACCTTGACAACGTGAATGTAGTGCAGGAATGATTCTGTTAGGGTAGTTACAAGTAAGAATAAAACGTGCTGTGCTATGATATTCTTCCATAACACCACGAAGTGCGGCTTGTGCGTTCGGCGACAAGTAATCAGCCTCGTCTAGCAGTACAACTTTAAAAGGACCAAATGGAATCATTTGCACAAAGTTAGTAATCTTGTTTCTAACTTCGTCAACTGAGTTTGTACGACTTGCGTTAATTTCTAGTACGTCATACTCCGGAATTTCTAATTCATTAATAAGAATTTTTGCCATAGTTGTTTTGCCAATGCCTGCTGCACCACTAAACAACAAATGCGGAATAGACTTATCTTTAATCCAGCTCTGTGCTTGTTTTCTTTGATTATCATCTCTAAATACATAGCCATCTAATGACTTAGGACGATATTTTTCTACCCAAAGTTCTTTCATTTTGCCTCACTTATCCTTTTACGTAAACCGCTCGTACTGAACGAATGTTGTCTACTATTATAGTATATTTCTATGCCCTTGTCAAGACATAATTGTTTTCCGGTAAAATCTTTGGTTTTATATTCTTCACCAATAAATCGAACATCAATTTTATAGGTTAAAAATATATCTATTAGGTCTTGTTCTGTGGCGTAAGGTATAATTTCGTCAATGTACTTGCAACCTTCCAATTGAACATATCTTTCAAAAACACTTTGGACAGGCTTATTCTTTTCTGGACGGTCAATGGTAGGATCTGTTTGTAATCCAACTATCATATAATCACAGTTTGCTCTTGCCTCTTTAAGCATAGCAACGTGTCCACTATGAAAAAGATCAAAAGAAGATGCTGTGAATCCTATTCTCATTTACGTTCCATTCTTTTTTGAGCAAGGGTATTTGCTAGTTTGCAAGGACCCCAATCACAACTAGGGTTAAAAATTTTTTTACATATAACACATATTCTGTCATCCATTCAGTTCTCCCAATTTTTCATTTAAATTATATCTCCATGTTTCTGGATCATACCAAAAGCAACCAATACAACTATTTTCGTATGTTTCTTTACCGCTATAAAAATATTCTATTCCATCTTTGCTAGGCTGTCGAATGCCTGTTCTTTCACACTTTTCACAATTACGTGATTTTAAAAGATTGTTACTTCTGTTAAGAAGCATATACTTTGATGCTATCTCATCGTCTGATATTGTTGCTTCGTTGATGATTTCATTACCGTTAACTTTAAATCTTAAAAAAGGTTCTCTATGATCAACTTCTAACTGCGAAGGATTTAGTTGACGTCTTTCTATCGGATCATAACAATCTAAAACTTTTAATATACGTTTTCTAAATGTAGAACTAAAGTTAAAACGTTGAGCAGATTGATTTACAGGTTCTTTGTTCAATAGTTTTCTGTGTGGAGTTTTCTTTTTACAGGTATCGCAATACAATCTTGTTTCGTATTTGTTTCCGTATTTTTCAAAAGCATATCCCATGTTTCGTAGATTCATTGCTCTCGCTGCTGGTTGATTAGATCCTACTTTAACACCTACACAGTTATCACAATGTACTTCAAGGTCTTGATATATTTCAAGATAATGCTTAGTTACACTCATTGTCTTTCCCACACACAGTCTGCACTATAACGAAAACTTCCAATAAAGTTTGTTTTGTATGCTGGCCAATCTTCTGGTTCTATTAAAGATAAGAATGGCTTTCCGTCGGCACCGTAATACAAATAATATACCTTTCCTATAATCGGAATGAAATTATACTTTGCATTATACACTAGTTCTGTATCTTCTGCAAGAGAAACTAATTCGAAATATTTCTTTTTTAGTTCGTCGAATCTAGTTTGTAAATGATGTGTAGCAGTTGATCCTCGATCTTTTTTATTACCTAATACGTCAGGAATCGTGAATGCCGGAGCACCTACGTTAGTAGGATAAGGCATTGCATTAGGATGATCTGCTACATTATCCGGCTTCTTAAAGATCGCCTTCTTTTCTGTTTTCACTGTAATGAACGTCAAATTTTCCGCCGGGGTATCTACTCTCGAGTTTATGTACATTCTCTTCAATTACTTCGTTTGGATCTAAACCGAGAGAGCGACAAGTATTAACCCAATACCACATAATATCACCAAGTTCTCTTTTAAGATGGAATTTGGTGTCCTCGTCCCAAGGCTTTCCTTGAAAAAGGACTTTTTTAATAATTTCATTAAGCTCTCCAGTTTCAGACGAAAGTCCAATACCGCCTGTAACAAGTAGTGCAATATTAACCGGGCATCCATGCGATTCTCCATTTAAATAGCCCATACGACCGTATAAGCGATTATTATCGTTTGATTCTTCAGATGTAACTTGTTCTACAAAGTCTTTATATTTGTTTAAATCTACTGACAATGTTTGTACTCCTTTTACTGTGTTTATATATTTTATACTATCTGTTAATGCTTGTCAACAGTTCTGGTAAATATTTTTACAACAATCGTTGTAGCAAAGGAGAATCCCATGATCAAGAATATTTCATTAAACTTAGAAGTTGGACAAGAAATCCTAGTAGGAAAGCATAACGATAAAGCTCGAATTACTAAAATCGAGTTTCATCCAAAATCGGGGGAGGTCTCTATTAATACCACACGTGGACCGAGAAAGGCACTAACATTTAGATTGTGCCCTGAAAAAGAATTGTGTTATTGATGTAACTATTGTGCGCCAAACATACCGGCGTCAAACGTTGCTGTAGCACCGTCGTTGAACTCTTTTGATATGTAGTTAGTATCAGGCTGAACATCTTGCCAAGCAAGAATTGATTCTACTTCAACTTTTTGTATTTCGATATGTTCGCCTAGTTCGTTCTCTATTTTAACTTTTCGGGTCCAACGACCGTGCTCAATTAGAACCCAATCGCCAACCTCATAAGGATCGGTATTTTCTGGACCTTTGGCATATACTTTGGCCCAACGAGGTTTAACTCCGTGTGCCTTGGCATCATCCGACGGAATATATAAACCGCTTTTAGTTCTCATTTCTCCGAAGTGCATATCGGTTACGATAACATCACCATGGATAGGTCGTACTTTTCCTTTAATCATTTTGCACCTTTACTGTTTGTTGCCGCGTTGAACGATTTCTTCTTTTACTGCTCTTGGATTCTTTTTGTAATAGTCTTGTAATACTTCTTCGCGAGTGCGAATAATTTTACCACCCTTGCCAATTTCGTCACCACGAGCATTTACTTTTGCATTTCCGACTGCTGGTAACAACTCATTTTTAAGATTGAGTTTTTCCATATCAATCTCTTTACCACGCATACTTCTGATTGTTCTAGCCATATTATTCTCCTTTAAAGAATTCTGTTATTGGTATATTGTATTTAACACTGTCCACCCTATGGACCCCTATCAAATAGAGTACATAACTTGCAACACTACTTCCTCTACCAATACCCCATAAAACATTATTCTTTCTTAATGTATCTACTATATATTTCATTTGTTTTAGTAATGAAATTAAATCATTCTTTTTATACAGTTCTAGTTCTAGTTCTACTCTGTCTAGATTATCTTTTGGACAAATTTCTTTAATCCATTTTTCAATTTCCATATTTCTATAAGAGTCTGGCATAAACCAGTTGTCTTTGTTAATATCGGATTTTACTTTTGGATAGTTAAGAAATTCGGAATCTATTCTTTGATTGTATTTTGTTAAATCAGCAGAGGTAACACAATGTTCCAGTATATCAGGACCGTGTTTTAGTATACCTTTGATTAATTGATTTTCTGTATTAGTCCACATTTATAAGTTGATCCAAATCCTTGTCTTGATCATTTGTTTTCAATTTGTCTTGTAAAGCACGTCTACGAACTTCATCTCTATATATTGTAACAAATGTTTGGATTTGTGTCAACATATTATTTTTACCTAAACGTTGAGCGGCAAAATACTTTCTGTTGAGTTCACTAATACGCTCCTGTAACTCAGTGTCTGAGAGTTGTTCAACTGGTTCGGAGAATGGGTGAAACATTAGCTATACTGTCCGAGATAACGCATAAAGATCGTGTCTGCACTATGTCTCCAAACTTCAACAAAAACTGGATCAGTTGTTGATGAAAGTGTAACTAGTCCAGGAAAGTCTGGATCTTTTTTAATAACGGTACCACCGGAAGTAATAAATGTAATTGTATGATTTTCTGAGCCTGAATTGTAAAGTTCTAAAGTAACTTTACCCATTCCAATCGGAGTCACTTCACCAGTAAATACAGGATCTCCTGGGAAGTTCAAAAAGTCAACAGTGACGTTGGCAGCAACACTGAAGATTTGATATGAACCGTTTTCGTAATCAATAGTAGTAGGACTTGCAGAAATAGTTCCGCCGTTAAATTTTTGCATTCTAATATTCTGCATTAACGCTCTTTGAATTTTATTAAGTTCAAAGTCGTTGTCTAAATTTAACTTTGCTGTGTTATCTTGTAGATCTGTAATTTCAGTTTTAGCACTGCTAAGACTAGTCTTAATAGTGTCAAAGTTATCTCTGAAAACTTGTGTATCGTTGTCCGCACCGGCAACTGGGAAGTTTTCATTGATACTTAAATAATTTATTGTACTTGCCACGTTTTTAATCTCCGATATTGTTATACATTATTTATCTATCTTCGTTTTACGCAGTTATATCCTGAGTAACTCCGCTGGAATTTCGGTGATTTACAATCGTTTCCTGCGGAAATTTAAGGTATGTATCCTGTATATTACCATTAATTATATCAATTATATATCGATCTGCTGTAAAATCTAGTGTTTTAAAGTCATAATTGCTTTGTTTTATTCTTGCTAATACACTATCTCCTCTATCAGGTTTACAGTAGCATAGCACTAATGCTTTTACATAACCTGTTTCAGACTGTGCATCATCTTGAATACTGCGCATCCATAATGGTAAAAATTCGCGATCTCTTACACCTAGCTCTTTAATTCTGCTTCTCATATTCTTAACAGAATTTGGAAAAACTCTTTGTACATCGCTATCACTTACAAGCGGAATATCGCTGTCAATTCTAATTCCAGCATAGCTAACTAATACTTTGCTGTTTATATCATCAGCCAATTCAACTGTATGACTTATTGTTTTTCCGTTTTTCTCTAAATTGTCTACAAGTTCTACATATATTACTTCGTAAATTGTTTCTTGAGTGTCTGGATCTTTTCCTTTGGCTTTTTTAAGATTACCAAAAGTAAAACGTTTTCTGTAATGATTTCTGCTTATAGCTTGAACATAACTTACTGCTTCTACGCTTTCTATACCGGCAAACACTAGCATTTTCATTTCAGCCTGTGTGCCAAAGTTACCATCACCGTATCTGTAAATATCTGCTGGAGCAAATATAGTTGCGTCTGTAATAAAATTAAACCAATCTAATCTTTTAGATTTAACTTGTAAAGGTTTAACATATAGGTTAGCAAAAGTTAATTCTGTATCTGATACAACTGTAATTGAAAACTCTCTAATAGATTCTGCAAAGTTAGCACCGTCTTGTGCTTTAATTGAGAATCTAAAAGTTTTATCAAAACTAGTTGAACGATTATCAAATGTAGTTGAAAAAGTTTTTTCACCACTAACTAGATCATAATAACGTGTAAGTCCTAAACTAGTATCGTCAGCAAATTGTTTTACTTTGCCTTCTATGTTTCCGTTAGGTAAGAAACTTAATCCCGGAGGCAATGTTCCAGACTCTAAACTATAATTAATTCTTCCACCATAGAGCAATGCTTTTGCTTCTACGTACAATCTACTAGGTTGATTAGGTTTAATAGTTCCTCTGTCACTCGGAGTAATCCATTCGATAGCACTTTCGATTTCTCCGATAATATCAACTGTAAATGTTTTTTCTGCTGTGCTAACACCTAATTCCCATGTGTCTGGATCTTCTGTAGGCACAACAAATTGATTATCTTTTAGAGCAACATATATAAATCCGTCATATCTAACAGCTTCGTTAGTTCTATAAATTACTGTAGAAGACCAATCTCCTACAAGTGTATAAGTTGTTTCAGCAAGAATCGCAGGGAAGTTTACAGCCTGCATTGTAAATTGATAGGTCTTTGTTACAGCAGCTTGATAAGGTACCTTTCCAGCAATGTCTCCTGTGTTATTATCTAAAACTAATCCTGGAGGAAGTTGACTTATACTTCCGTCTGGGTTTGTGTCTAGTTGGAAATGTGTTATAGTTCCGCCTAATGAAGGAGGATCATAAACATCTAACGCGATTGTAACATAATTGTTTGCTCTATATTTTCCAAGGTATGAATCTGTAATCCATAAAGGTTGTCTATCACGTGAACTATCTGCTTGGAAAAGATTTGTGTCTACTTGAACTAGAGTATTATCTGCTTGTAAAAATTCTTCAGTTACAACATAAATTTTAAACACTCTACTAATAGCATTTACACCGTCGCTAACAGCTACACTAAATGTATAAATTCTTGATAAACTTTTAGGTGTTCTTGCTGCTTCGCTGTAGTCATAGTTTTGATTATCATAGAAATATGTATCAAAACCTGTTGAACTATTTTTAGCAATATCCAACGGTACAGTATCAAAAGATGCTGTATCATATGCACCGCTAGGTGTTGTATTATTTTCTAATGCAGGTATAGGACTGGTGAATCCAGATATTCTTCCTGTTTTAGATAATGTTAATCCTGGTGGCAATTCTCCTGAATTAGGAATCACATAGTATTCTAAAGTATCGCCGGCAACAACATCATTGTCACGTGCTTCAAGTTGAAAGTCAACTTGAGCATCATCAAGAACAAAGTATGCTTCGCCTGGACCTACATTTAGAAAACCTTCTGCTGTAACCCATTCAGGAATATCAGAACCGTCAACTGAAAGTTTAAATGTTCTGTCTTTTTCGTCATTGCTGTCTTGAGCTCTAACTACAAATCTTGATTCTGTAAATTTTCTAACTTCGGCAGGTGTTCCTTTTATTACACCAGTATTAGATTCTACATATAGACCTCTAGGTAAAGAGCCAGCAATAACTTTATATTGTAAACCTGTTGTGTCTGAGGTTGCTGTTAACGGAATATTAACAGTAATTCTTTCTTCAAGTATTCCAAGGTCCCCTGCTGGCGTTGTCCAGTTTACAGCCATTAGTTACCTCCTACGTTAGACCGCCACAGTCTAATTCCAAATCTGAGCTGAATGTTAAAGTTCCGAATTCAATGTTTCCTGCTTGAAGTGCAAGTTGTATTGCGTTATCATATGTTGGATTAATATATCCGAAATCATATGTAGTAAGGTATTCTGTAACAGGAATAATAGTTTTAAAGTTTAAACTACTACCTACGGCAGTTACTTCAATGTCTTTAACACCAGTTTCTGAACCCGGAGCAGCAATACCCTGTGCAGTTATTTGTGTATGTGTGTTAGCATATATACTACCACTGTCACTGTCAATTCTGATAAACGCATCTGGAGCAGTATTATTAACTGTAATAGAATCAACGTTTTCATCTAGAATCATTTTTGTGCCGGCTACTAGTTTCTTAAACTGTAAATCAGCACCAACTTTTTCTTTAAAGATACCCACACCAGTGGTTCCAATATTAGAAGCAGTTGTTGTAAGTTCTGAATTTAATGAAGCA